AAGAAGATGAATTATTTGAAGATATGGATTTTGAATCTGAAGAAGAAGATGAATTATTTGAAGATATGGATTTTGAATCTGAAGAAGAAGATGAATTATTTGAAGATATGGAAGAACCTAATGTCGAAGACGAATACATTGCAGAATCTTCAAAATTTAAAGCTAAAGGATTAGGTATGGGAAATGCCTCTAAATTCAGATATGATAAAAAACCTAATATGGGTGGTGGTTTTAAAACTGTTAAGAAAAAAGTTAACAAAACAATGGGAACCGGAAAAGCAAAATTTGAATATAAAGAAGGTGTTGCCAAAGATAAAAAAATAAAAAAAGTTGAGACAAAAGAAGCTTCAAGAACTCTTGGAAATGGAAAAAGATGGGGTAGAGAAGGTTTAGACAAACCAAGAACTGCGCCAAGACATTTAAGAAAAGAAAGTATTGAAGAATTTGAAACTCTTAGAAGTAAAAATCAAGAATATAAAAAAGCACTTGATGTATTTAGAAATAAATTAAATGAAGTGGCAGTATTTAATTCAAATTTAGCGTATGCTACTAGATTGTTTACAGAACATTCAACAACAAAACAAGAAAAGATTAACATCTTAAAAAGATTTGATAATGTTGAAAATCTTAAAGAATCTAAAAATCTTTATAGAGCTATCAAAAATGAATTAACAGGAGAATCAAAAGGAGATAATACAATTAACGAGTCTATCGAAAGAAATTTTGTTAAAACTCCATCTACTGGTTCAGCTGTTAATTTGATTGAGTCAAAAACTTATGAAAATCCACAATTCTTAAGAATGAAGGATTTGATGAATAAAATTAAATAAATAAAAAAAAATAAACTTTTTTAAAAGTCAAGTATATTTATAATATACATAAATAAAAATAAAGCTAAAAAAAAATAAAAAATGGGAGCATTATTAGAATCAGGTCTTGTTGGTAACATCGGTCTTAAGCACCTTAAGGTTATCAAAGAAGATACAATTAACAAATGGGACAAATTAGGGTTCCTAGAAGGTCTTAGAGGCCACCTAAAAGAAAATGTTGCGCAGTTGTATGAAAACCAAGCTTCTTTCTTGATTAACGAAGCAACTTCAGAAGGTTCAAACGGAGCTTTTGAAACTGTTGTTTTCCCTATCGTAAGAAGAGTTTTCTCTAAATTGTTAGCAAACGATATCGTTTCTGTACAAGCAATGAACTTACCTATTGGTAAATTGTTCTACTTTGTACCTAAAATCCAAGGTTACCAAGAGGTTCAACCAGGAAATGGTGGAACACACTACGCACCAATTGGTTCCCCAAATAACCCAGGACAAGATACTACAGCTGGATATACTGGAGCTAACGCTTACCAAAAAAATCTTTATGATTTATTTTATGAAGGTTCTGAAGCTGCTTTAGATCCTCCAGGATTATTTGATTACTCTAAAGGTCGTTGGACTGGTGTTACAGCTGACACAACTGTACAAGCTTGGGTTAATGGTAATCTTGAAGATGCTGATGGTGAGTATAACAATAAAAATGTTAGAAAAGTAATTATTGCACTTTGTGATTTTGCTTACGCTGGTACTGGAAAATTAATCGGACCTGATGGTTCTGAAATTGATAGTGAAACTTTCCTTTCTGATTTAAGAATTTTTGCTAATGCAGATTATACTACAACTGCAGATACTTGTAACGCACTTTATGATGGTCTTAATCCAAAATCATTATTGTTTAGAGTTGTTACTCAACAATATGGTAAAGGAATTGTAAGTCCAACTTCAACACAAAGACAAACAACATTTACAAATAATAATTCAACACCTTACGCAGGTAACGGTGGATCATACAATGATATTTGTGACCAAGATGGTTGTATCTTCTTAGAAGTTGACCTTTCTTGTCCTGTATGTGCTGGTTGTAACGCAGATTCACTTGATGGATATACAGGATCAACAATTGGAACATTACCAAATTCAGGTTTCACAGCTGTTTACAGAAGATATGAAGAACTAGAATTTGAAGACAAAATTGGTGAAGTATCATTTGATCTTGAGTCAGTAACTGTATCTGTTACAGAAAGAAAATTAAGAGCTCAATGGTCACCAGAACTTGCTCAAGACGTTGCGGCATTCCACAACATCGATGCTGAAGCTGAATTAACAGCTTTATTATCAGAACAAGTTGCTGCTGAAATCGATAGAGAAATCTTAAGAGACTTGAGAAAAGGTGCTGCTTGGAACTTACGTTGGGATTACAACGGATGGAGAAGATTGAACTTAACAACTTCTTACACTCAAAAAGATTGGAACCAAACTTTGATTACAGCAATCAACCAATTGTCTGCACAAATCCACAAATCTACTTTGAGAGGTGGTGCAAACTGGATTGTTGTTTCATCTGAAGTTTCTGCAATCTTTGATGACCTTGAGTACTTCCACGTATCTAACGCTTCACCTGAGCAAGATCAATACAATATGGGTATTGAAAGAGTTGGAACATTGGCTGGTAGATACCAAGTTTATAGAGATCCATACTTCCCACCAAATCAAATCTTGATTGGTCACAAAGGAACATCTCTATTGGATACTGGTTACATCTACGCACCGTATGTACCTCTTCAATTGACACCTACAATGTATAACCCATTCAACTTTACACCTATCAAAGGTATAATGACTAGATATGCTAAGAAATTCGTTAACAACCGTTTCTATGGTAGAATCACAGTTGATGGAGTTAGAACATTTGACTTAAGAGAGTTGAGATAATATAACTCAAAATAAAAGGAAAAGGTCAGAGAAATCTGACCTTTTTTATTAAATAATAATTTAATTACAACTAATGTTCATTTGACACAAAATTTACTTTATAATTAAACTTTTTCAAAGTATTTATTAAGAAAAAATACTTAATTATGAAAAGTTTTTTAATCTTACTATTTACTTTAATTTCTTTTATAGGAATTACACAATGTAACCAATACTTTCTTTATGAAAGTTTTAGTTCTGCACTACCAACACAAAAGGGTACGTGGACAAACACTTCAGTCCCTTATGGTACAACACCAGTAAGAACAGGAACTAATATGTTGACATTTAATGGTCTTAATGACGCAATTAGAACACCATTAATTGCAAATCCTGGGGTATTAACATTTTGGTATAGAAGAAGTTCAAACACAACTGCTTGGACATTAAATATACAAACATCACCAAATGGAACAACTTGGACAACTAGAGGGTCTATAACAACTGTTACTACAACATACCAACAATACTCATTAAATATTGGGGCTTTAGGTTTAACAAATGTTTATATTAGATTAATCGATGCTAGAGGATCAGGTACACACGAAAGATATGTGGACGATTTAGGAATTACATCAACCGTTTCAAGTGAAAACACATTAATACCTATGATTGGGGCTTGTTCACAAACATTAAATTCAACATTTACATATACATTAACAGACGATGTTGGCCCTGCCGGCCCTATGGCTGGTGGTTATACAAATAGTGTTAATAGAACAATAACATTAACACCATCTGATAATACAAAAAAGTTACAGTTAGAATTCACTCAAATGGATTTAGAAACAAGTTATGATTATCTATACATTTACGATGGTCCAAATACCTCATCAACATTACTAGCAACACTTAATGGTACAACAATACCCCCTAATGTGACTGCGGAAAATGCGTCAGGACAACTTACAATTAGATGGGCAACTGATATTTCTAATGTCGGTACTTGGGGTGGGTTTGCCGCTAATATAACATCGGTTACAGTTTGTACAACACCAACAAATGGTGGTACGTTAACCTCATCAAAATCAAATACAACGGTTAATGATGCGACAACATTAACAACAAGTGGTAACGAAGGAAGTACTACAAAAATTGAATGGTCATTTGACAATTTTACTACAGTTGCAGGATCAACAAGTAATCCTGCAAACCCATATAGTATTAGAATGAATGTACAACAAACTCAAATTTGGTTTAAATCAACATCAAAAAACGGTACCTGTCCTTCTGGAACTAGTAATATTGTTAGTGTAAATTTAAGAAACGCACCAACATATTCAACAGGAATTGATGATGGTGACTATATTTCAAATGTAACATTAAACAATATCAACAATACGTCAACAAATGATGGAGATGCTTACCAAGATTTTACTTCTCAAATTATTGAGTTAACTAAAGGAGAACCATATCAAATAAGTGTTACTGCGACAAACACACTTAGTCCAGGTCAAGGTTATGCGGCATGGATTGATTATAACAATGATGGAATTTTTCAAACAACAGAAAATGTTTTACAAAAAGCGCCAGCAAACTCAACAACACAGTTAGTTACAGTACCATCAGACGCTGTAACTGGTGACGTTTTAATGAGGGTTTTATCTGTTTGGAATGCAACACCATCAAATGATGCTTATTATTCAACTGGTTATGGTTATGGTGAAATAGAAGAATATACTGTTAGAATTTCTAATCCTATTGCCTTGCCAGTAGAATTACTTTACTTTGAGGGAAAAAGTTATTCAACATTTAATAGTTTAAAATGGGCAACAGCATCAGAACAAAATTCATCTCATTTTAATGTTGAAAGAAGTGATGATGGTGAAAATTGGAAATATTTAACAACAAAACAGGCAGCAAACAATAGTCAGTCAAAAATAAATTATACATATTTAGATAATTATAGAAATGAAAATGTTGTATATTATAGATTAATACAATATGATATTGACGGTAAATTTGAAATATTTGGGCCAATTGCAATTCAAGGGTATTTCTCAAGTAAAAAAATCATTAAATACATTAATTTGTCCGGCCAAGAAGTTAATGAAGACTATAAAGGTTTGGTATTTGAAGTTTACGAAGACGGTACTATGAGAAAAATAATTAGATGATAGAAAAATTTGATATAATAAAAAGGTTGTTTACATCAGTTCTTGCTCTGTTGCAACCTTTTATTATCTATTTTGTATGTGGGGATTTAATTTCAATATCACAATCTTGGACAACACCTTTACAACCTTTATTTATTTTTACAAATGCTCTTGTTAGTTATTTTTTCTTTGACTTACCTAAATGGAGAATACCAGCAATACTTTTATTACTTTTAACTGTATTTTCAGTTGAGAGTTGGTTTGTATTACATAATGTTTTGGCTGTTAGTTTTTTTGTTATGTCCGGAGTATCAATGTTGTCACTTAAAAAATTTAAATTCTATATTCCACTATATCTTATATCATTATTTTTTCTATTAAATGGTGGATTTTTCTGGATGGAAACTTGGGCAATAATATGTTTAGTGTTTTACCATATGCACGTAATGTTGTACACATTATGGGTTGGAAGAAATCACCCTAATTGATTTTGAAATAACTTCGGTCTCACCAATTGTAAAAGCATTTCTTTTATGGGCCGCTTTAACCGATTCAACAAGGTAATAAATTGCGTGTTCCTTATCCATTGTTGATAATATTGCTTCTAAATGATCCTCACTAATTAAATTTATTTCACCAAATAAATTACCATATATTTTATTTTCTTCCATTTTTTATTTTAATTGATATTTATAATATAATGAATATTGAAAAAATAATAAAGAGAATATTAAGAGAAGCAACTGGAGATTCTTCTGGTAGTAGGGGTAGTTATATTGCACCAATACAACCGGGCATTAGAAAATTTGAAAATTCACAAAATGGTCCTTTTACAATTGAGATTTCACCATATGATTCTCCAGAACTTGAGTATGATAGTTATGATGGAAAAATGAGTACACCAAAAAACAAAAGGAAGAAATTAGAAAAAGTTGCAAGAAAAGTAACTAATTTTATAAAAAACCATCCAGAATCAACAAATAGTGATGAAGATGGTAATGTATTAAATAGAACACCAAGTGGTAAAGAAAACTCAAAAAAATTAGAAGTTATTCCAGTAAAACATAAAAAAAATAAATTAAAAATTAATGAAATAACCACATCAACAACTGCTGGTGAATATTCCGGACCACAAGAGCTTGGATTGAGAAAATGGAAAAAATCAGAGCTTGGTGCATTTGAGATAGAGAGTGATAATCCAGTAAATAATTTTTTTAAAAAAAAAACAACAAAGAAAAATCATTATAAAGTTGTTGGTGGTTGGGAACCACAAAATGGGAATTTTGAAGTCCCAACATATGATGTTGATGGTGAACGTGAAAAAGTTATAACTAAAGGTCAATTATTAAATGACCCAATTGAGTGGTATAAACCATTTAAAAATAATTTTAAAACAAAAAAAGAAAAAATTAAAATAAAAAAAATGAATGAAGACTTGGCTGTTTGGTTTGGTAAAAAGAAAAAACCAAAAGGTTCGTCACAACCAAAAGGACCTTGGGTTGACATTTGTAGAAGAGTTGATGGTAAACATCCACCTTGTGGTAGAAAAGACGCTGACAGTGGTTCATATCCAAAATGTAGGGCAGCCGGTGTTGCTGGTAAAATGTCAGATTCACAAAAAAGAGCTGCTTGTCAACAAAAAAGAAAAGCTGAAAAAAATGACCCACAAAGAGGTAAAGGACAAAAACCAGTTATGACATCATATAAAACTAAAAAAGAATCTATCAATAAATTAGTTGATAGAGTCCTCCTTGAAATTAGAAAGTTTTTCTAATACACTATGTAAAGAATTTTTGATTTGTGAATTTACAGTTTCTTCATAAGTCAATCTTCTTTTTTCAGTTTCAGAATCAAATACATATGTAATTCTTTCCCAATCTCTACTTGATAGTTTTACATCATAATGATATACGTGATTTGTAAGATTTATTCTTCCATCGGCAATTGTGATAAAAATACTTAAATCTTTGTTTTCCAAATATCTTTTATTGGACATTGGTGCAATTGATAGTTTTGTGTTTTTTTGTTTCATTAATTTTAGACAAATCATAAAACAAGTTTTTTCATAAGGTGAAATTTCTTCTTCACGTTTTACAATATTACCGCCTTTTACCAACCATAAATAAAATTTAAGTTTTAAGCGACTAAAGAATCTTTTGATATTTTCTGACATAATTTATTTTTTGTTTAAACTTAAAACAAAAAATCCAATAAAACAAATTTTTTAACAATAAACGCCAGAACAACGTTTTTTACCATCAAGTCCTGGTTTTTTACCTTTACATACTTGTACAGCATAACCATTTGCGTAAGCACTGGGGTACACGTCAAATTTAGATTTTGCGGCTGCTTTACCACGAGCACATAATTTGGTTCCAGTTTTTTTCCTACCTTCCATCATAATCATATCTTTATCAACAAAAGACATATTTTTCTTTTTTGTGTCATTTGTTTGATTCATTAAAAAATCAAATACTTGGTCCATATTATTTTTAGCTTCAGCAATATGGTCTTGAGCCCAATCATGTCCATTTTCTAAGATAGACTCAACTGTATTTTCATCTAATTGTAATAATAGTTCACATTGTCTTTTCATTTGTTCAAGGTTTGAAAAAAACATATATCTTGATGACATATTTTCTTCTTCCTTTAAAACTTTTTTAATAATACTATCTAATCTATTCATAACTCTTATTTTATTTTATTTGATATTGCCATCTCAATAGCTTCAATATATCTTGAGTATTGATTAAAATGGTGCGTTGCGTTATCAATTATTGTTTTAATATTTTGTTTTTGTTCGGGTCTCATTTTACTTTGTTGAATATCGTTATTAATTTCATTCAGTTTTTTCATAACATTATGATTTGGTTTGTCTAATCTTTTTAAATCTCTTGATAAATTTTTTAGTTGACTCAAATATTTGTAATAACTATAACCTTCACCTCTAAAAACACCCTTAACACCAGACCATATGTCTCTTACTGGGTCAAGGATTGCCTCATCCATTTCTTGTTTTTTATTTATCTCTTCTCTAATTATTTTTTTTATTCTATTGTCGTTCATAATGTTAATTATTTAAACCATTAATTCCACCAAGTGTAATCATATTTAATTGTGTTACTTGAGTTCCATAACCATCGGTCCATACTGGATGTGGAGGACTTACTTGTGTTACTGTTGATCCGGTCGCACCACAATCACAACAAATTACACAAATAAATGATTCGGTATTTGCACTTCTTGGTGGATTTACATCTGGGTTGTTTTCAGAACATATTGAACAATTAAAATAAAAACCAACCGGTGTAAATTCATTTGAATTTAAAGGTATTGGGCATACATTTGATATTGTATAACAATTACCATTTTGGTCGCTTACGGAATAATTTTGTAATGAACCGTAGTTTAATATTTGTAAATAATTCTCAAGTGTTATTTGAACAAAACTTTCTGTGTATGGAATATCACAAGAAAGTAATGTGATTCCTATTGCGCCTTGTGAATTACAATTTTCACAAGTATCATATATTAATGTTGTTCCTAAACCATTTTTTTGTGTGTTATAATAAGTTCCAGCATAATAACCACTTGAAGTGCTAGTAATTTCACCACAAACCCACTCATTAGAACCCCACATTAATTTAACAATATCTCCAGTTGTGACTGTACTATCTGTCGTTACATTTACAGAATAATTTGATGATGTACCACTAGCAGCACATATATTTACCTGCCAGTAATTTATATCGGCAGTTGCATTACAATCCGAACAATCTTCAAAAGTTTCAACACTATATATTGTTCCAGGGTAATATCCGGATGACGTTCCTAAAATTTGTGCGCACACATCATTTAATGGGTCATAAAAATGAGTACCAGCACTTAAAGCTTGAAACGACCTAAGTGTATAAGAATTTTCATTACAATCTACATAATCATAAACAACACCACTACACTCAACACAAGGGTCACATCCAGGTTGTGGTTCAAAATTAAAGAAATTATTAATTGTAACTTCTTCTTCTGTGTACCCACTAACTTCGTAACAACCATTATCTAAAGATAGGTTTGAAACATCACCAGCACCATAAAAAGCTGAAGACCAAACAACTTCAGTTTGCTCAGAATCAATACAATTAACAAGTTTTATTTTTTGGGCTGAAGTTGATAAACAATCAATACATTCGGCTTCACCTCCATTGTCAATAAAAAGTCCATAATCTTGAATAAAATTAAAAAATGGACCAGTACATGCTTCACTAACTGAGACGACACCACAATATTGGTCAATTCCATTTGAATATGAAATTAAATGTCCGTCAAATGTATTACTAAGTAATAAAACACAATCAGTTTCACCATCCGTACATCTTTGTACAATATGTGGAATAGCGTTTGTTTGAAGACAAGAAGGACAATCAGTTTGTAATACTGGTGTTCCTTGTACAACACCTATTTTACAATCGAGAACCCCATTATTTAAAGCATCTTGTGATGGATAAGCCTCAAAACCTACTAGAGTTGCACAAGTGGTTATTAATTCGTTACATACTGAATATGTAAAGTAATAAGTTTCATCAATAGTTGGTAAAAAACCAAAACTTTCTGCTGTGACAGCAAAATTACCCCTTACACAATTAACAAAGCTATAAACAAAAAAATTAGAAACTTGACAATCATAACAATCTGTATAATTATTAATTAAATATCTTCCAGCACTTGGTTCGTCAGTTAAACTTGTTATAGTAACACATTCTGTTTTTGAGGGTTCGTTAGGTACATTTGATGTTGACCACACTTGTCCTATTGATGGTATACTAAAGTTAAAATCTACTGACCCAGGATTATTTGTGATACATTGAACCGTATTTATATTTGCCATTTTTTTTTATTTTTTTATTTTTTATTCACTATTTGAAATTTTATTTGTTTCTTATAAGTATTTACTTCTCCGGAAGAAATTACCTTTAAATCAATATAATATTCGTTTGGTATTTTATCTCTTGTATCAAAAATAAAGTAGTATTCATTTGGGGTTCTATTTAGTTTTGTCCAATCTTGTACTTGGACTTCTGTTTGACCCTCCCTAACATATATTCTATAATAACCTTCTACTTTTGGTAACAATTTATTTGTGGTATATGCTTGTTTTATAATAACCCCAACTTTTCTAATGTCTGTGTTTAATATTTTTTCATCTTGTTTAATCCCAAAGAAATCAAAACCATATATTGATGGGTCATTTGTTGAAGTGCCGATTTGAAAGGAACTACTTACAGGTTTTATTACAAATTCATTTACAACATCATTTAAATTAAAACCATCAATTTTAATTCCGGACCAAGTGTCTGTAAAAATACAAGGTGTTTTATACCCCAATAATGGTGGAACAATAACCTCATATACACCTTTTGTTCTTTGACAAGTAGGTAGTGTAAATATTATATTACCAGATTGGTCTTGTATTGTAACCGTTGGATTTTGATCTAGGTTTTTAAAATCACCATCTTCATAAATGTATAGATATAATTTATTTGTTTTACCTAAACTAAAATTATTTCTATCATCCTCAATTAAATCATTATAGTTTGTTTCCAAAAATGGTTCATAAAATGTTTGTGTATGTCTTGTAAAAAACCCAACAGAATATGAGCCAGTTGTCCCTGTTAGATTCTCAACTTGAGGAAGAAATGCAACACCCCAACCTACCGGATTTATAATATCACCTTTTAATATTCCATTTATTTCATCGGTCATATCAAATTCAATGTTCTCGTCCCCAAATTCAAAATGTTGAGCATCCAATATTGTAAGAGCTGAAAATGGAAACGCTCCAAAATTTTCATTATTATAAATTCCTTCTTGTTCCCAAAAACCAATTGTTGTTGTTTGATACCAATTACTTGGTCTGTCAGAAAAATCTTTATCAGATGGAACTTGTGTTGCAATATCCGCAAAATCATAACCTACACCCTCGTCCCAAATTTGTGGTTGATTCTCATCAAAATTTCTATATGGTATTCTAAATAAAATTAAATCAAATGATGTTGCTCTTAATCTATCTTGTGATGTTTTTGTATTTAACAAATCTTTATCAAAATAAGATGTGTTTGTCATTCTTAATGTATGTTTTGGTAAATTAGTACAATTTGGGTCCATTGATATTACTTTATTTGCGACCTTTTCTTTTAAAAGTTTCAAATCAATATCAAAAATAAATCTACTATAACCCCTTGGTATTGCAATACCACCATTACCATAAAACAGTTCTGTAACAGGACTTCTACCTGTATTTGTAAAACTTTTATAAATAATTGTGTTATTTCTACTAAAATAAGAATTACTAATTGACATTTACTTTTTTATTATAAATATCAATTAATACGAATATTTTGATTTAGAATTCCATTATCAGCATTATTTATTATTTCTTGTAATTTTTTTGCTGATGGGCCATTTGGAACCGTTGGGTATTCTTGGTATGGTGGCATTTGTGGGAATGGGTGTGAATGTGATAAAACAAAGTTTAACATTAAATTTAAAAATTGCATTAATTGGTCACCCCTAACCATTGGTTCTGTCTGAAATAATAACTCATCGGCAAATTTATCTTGAGGTATTCCATATATAGTCCCAATTAAATTAATCTGTTTTTTTCCGGGAATTTCACTTTTATGTGATAGTAAATATAAATAATCAGCACCCAATGTTGAGTATGACGAATTACCAGGTGAGAACACCGAAGGTTCAATAATTTCTTTTTTTGTTGTTTTTTGTGGACCAACAACATTTTTTAACCAAACCAAACCGAATCCGTTTGCCTTTGTTGCTGGATTTAATTTTACTTTATTATAAAATTTTAATAATGTGTCAACTTCGGTCCCACCGGTTAAATTTAAAATTTTAAAATTACTTTGTGATGGGCGATATATAAAAGGAAATTGACCTTCTATATTTAAACTTGGTGATGATGGATAAGATGTAAAACCACTTATATTTATTTTACCTTGATTTACACCTTGAATAAATTCGTTAATTATTGAAACCGAATCATCAAATGTTTTACCAGTAAAATTTAATTCATATAATTTATTTGTATAATAATTTGTTAAATCTGTTGAAAGGAATATTTGATCACTTAATGTTTGTGGTGAATCTTTTAATTTATATAACGTAACACTACCATCATATTGTGCCGTATTTCCACTTAAAGTTTTTATTTCCCACTCAACAACATTTTTTACGTTTTGTGTGAGTAAAACT